AACGAATCGATTTCGATTAACGTTGTAGACAACAAGGAGTACTTTTATACGAAGCACGCCCGCTTCCAACAGACCGCAAATCTGTTCAATCTCGCTATATAACATAGCACAAACAACCCCAACAACGTGGAGTTTTTCATTAATAACCTTAGTGAAGAACTGTCTCCTCATCCGGCCGTATCATGGCCCCTGTTGCTTCCTTGCCCATCAACTGCAAGGAGGCAGATGCCTCATCAAAGATGGGAACAATGGTAACAAGAACTAACCATGTGTTCCAAGAAATCCGAGATAAAATGTCTGAATACAAGATTGTTCCAGCAATCTCTATTCTTACGTCTGTCATCAACTCGGAAACGAAGACAGAAATGTTTGCTCATTTTTGGGCTCTCATTGAACTGTTTAACAACAAGCCAGCAAAGAAACAATTTGAAGCAATTACCAACTGCTCTAAAGATATTGTTGCCTTTGCCAACATGTTCCTCAACTTCGTGCAGCCCACGAAAGAGAAGAGCCGCAAGCAAAAAGAAGCACCTGGTGTTCTCTTTAGCCATCTTGCCGCTATGGATTCCAAGCAAGAAGCAGTATTTGAAGAATACGTCAAGCAAGCTTTTGGAGTTCCTTGTATCGAGTTCAATCCTAAGCTCGACATTACAAAAGGATTCGACGGAGTTATCAAACAGCTCCAAGAAGAGAAAGCACCCATGAGTTCAGTGTTTGTCACGATCTTTGAGAAATATCACGATCTTCTCAGACCGCTGCTCGGAGCACTTGTATTCATTTCGTGCATCTGCGGTTGCTCCCAGATCTTTGAATTTAAATGGCTTGCCAAAATAATTAAAGAAATGCAGAAATGTGCATCTGGCATTATTGCTCAGCGCACAGTCATGGGAGAAGTTTCAGACGTCATCGACTCAACGCTGGAGGCTTTGTACAGTTTCACCGGAAACACTTACATTCGTAAGAAACATCGCCACCTCCTGAATCTGAATAAGGAAATTCAAGCGTTCCACAAAGAAGTGAAGCAGCTTCAATTCGAGTATAAGAACGATCAGTTTGGCAAGCTCCGAACTCTTGAAATTCAAGGACTCCTTGAGAAGTATGAATCTCTTACCAACCGATTCGCTTCAATCACCAATGAAGAAAAATCGCTTTTTAACAACAAAGAAGTGATGTCCGATATTTGGGAAGTGCTCTCAGATATTCGCGAAACCGCTATCGCTCTTACTAAGTGCGGTGCAGGTAAACAAGTACCTGTGCGAGTCTGGCTATCCGGACCCAGCGGAATGGGCAAAACAGAAGCTATGCTCGAACTTACGACTGAGCTTGCCCGTGTAGATAAAACATTCGTGTATGGAAGAACAATCCAAGACGAGTTCTTTTCTAACTATGTTGGTCAAGGCATTTGCGTGTATGATGATATTGGCCAAGATCCTCTCAAGAAAGGATATGCAGAGTGGTTCCGATTCTCTTCAGCTAACGCTGAGACTGTTATCGGTGCTGCTATTCAAGCCAAAGGTACTCCGTTTACCTCTCGATACATGTTCGCAAGTTGCAATTACACATGGATTAAAGACCCTGTCAGTGTAACCATGGCTTCGGCTTTGGGGCGTAGGAGAGATTTCCTCGTCTATGTACATAACCCCGCAGTTGCAGAGTATAAGTTGAAGAATAAAGGTGCTAACCCTCCTCCGGAATGGTGGCCTCAACATCCATCAGAATTTTGGCTACTTGATCCTATCTATCCTTGGCATAAGGGAAATTGTTTTGCTAACCCTGACGATATTGCTGCTAAAGGCTTCCAACACGAAGCCGTCATCGGGCAAATCACTCTTGAAGAACTCTTGATGCTTATCATCGAGAAGGAAAAAGAGAATGCAGAAATGTATAGGCGTAAGCTTATAGCATTTCAGGGAAAGCTTCCTTTCGAAATCCCTAAACCCATTGAATACGATACGAACTATACAGATCTCAATAATTATATGATCTTCCGAGACACCAAGAAGGAGTGGGCTATTCATAAAGTAGCACACTATCAAGAGATGACTTCAGAATCAGATCCAGGCAGTTCGTCTGTTCATCTTGGGGGAAGTGTCGACGACGATACTTCCTCTGTGGCGAGCGACGAACTCATGGCAGCGATAGTTTACCAACCTCCCGTTCCATGTAAAGGAATTGTATCTCACAAAATTGTTGAGAGACAACAATCCGGAGCTTTTGCTCTTCCTAAAATCCAGCGCTTCACGCATAAAGGACAGGAAATCTCCTATTTTACCTGTTCTTCCCATGCTCTCTTTGATGCATTTGAAGATTCTGAATTCGCTCAATATCTTGTAGATAAAATAGAAAGACATCCCGATTGGATTGTCTCAAACTACGTCGACATCGAGGCGATCGCTTCATATTGCGAGATCAAAGGATATAATATTCCAATAATTTCCGTTGAACCCGCAACTATGTATTCCTCAATTGGAGGGAAAGACACCGATGTAATTAGTGACGTATATAGTGTTCGTTATGATGGAATAAAAGCAAACTCTGCTGATCAAGTCCCTAAAATTCTCTCTAAGGCTCAACTTCCACCTCGAGCTATCTTTTGGGAGCGTAATCACTACACTCTCAGAGAAAGAGATGAATGTAACTGCGAGAAATGTTCGATGCAAAAACAGGCCGTTCTTCCCACCAGGATTCAGTATGCAACTACTAAGCGTGCTCTCCTCATTCTTGGGGATCCCGGAGTGGGTAAAACTGCTTGCTTGATGGCTTCATTTGGCACTCAACTCGTAAAGATTGAAGGATATGAAGATCTCCAGCCTGGCAAAATATGCTGGCTCGATGATATAACTTCCTCTAACCATCGAATGAGTGAAGCTAAAAGAATCATCGAAGCGTTTAACGCTGATCGGCTGGATATCGGCGGACTTGTCATGACTGGCAACGCTAAAACAGCTGAATGGAGAAACTATCCCGATACCACCATCATGATCGCAAGAAGATGCACTGTAATTACTGTTACATATTCATTGTCGTTTAGAATGAGCAACATGACTAGCACTCTTCGTTGTGCTAATGCTATTAAGGATATGACCACTCAAGAAAGATCAAAGTGTCTAAACGTCAAAACTGAATCACCAGATAAGAAACATCGAAAACTCAAAGAATTTCTTGACATTGAAAATTTTCTCTCAACATTCTTCCAGAATGAATCTGAGCAGAACGTGCCTCTCATAATGGAAGACACATTTGAATGTCCGATGCCTGAAGAATTCGATTATCTAATCCAGGTGAACGCAGCATGGGCTGATATTTCTCAAGTCGACATGGAGTTCGTACGAAAGAATGTTCATCCCTTGAAGCGTACAGTTGAAAACGGGCAGCAAGCTCTCGAGAAAGTTGGGCCAATGGAATATTTGGCTTTTCTTCCGAAAATCGGCGGAATCCTTGCAATGGATGTAAGGGGAAATGTCGATCAATTTATTCGAGCAGTTAATGCTAAGAAGCTTGATTCAAAAGTTCCTACCACTGTTGTGTGCGGACTCGATTTTACTCTCGGATTCATAACTGTGAACAATCGTATGATTGCTTTTAAAGTGACTGAATTTGAAACTGATTTGGTGATTTCTCCTGTAGGAGTCACTTATGAAGGTAGAGAGTATCTCGCGAATTTTCCTTATGATCAAGATTACATGGAAGCTCTCATTAAGCTTTCTCATCACAATCGGTTCAGAAAGGAAATGCCAAACATTCCAAGTGTTGAACAACTCGAACTCAGCTTGTGGGAAGAATCACCCTTCAAAGTCATTGGAAGTCTCTTGTTCAATATGGCCACACTCTCATTAAGTGTTGGTTCTATTTGGGCTATGATTTCTTCCACAGCGAAGAGAAGGAAGGCTAAGAAGACCAAAGTTTCTAAGTCTGAGGATTCCTCAAGTTCATCTGTAACAGATGATGAGATGGAGAAGGAAGGACGTCGTGGCCAAAGAGGTGGCGCCGCTGCAAAGCGTAACCGCACCGATGCATTCAAGAAGAATGGTGATAAGGATCAAGGTAACACTAAACATGATACCGACCCCGGCGATGAGCGACCGCAACCAACTCGAGGGGCGATCCAAAGAAACTGGGCTCACGAAGGCAAACGTGGCATTCGTGGAGGCCAGCAACAACAACGTAAAGTAGCTCAAACCAAAGTCAATGCCAACAATGCTCAAGGAAACACCAAGCATGATACTGATCCAGGTGACGAGCGTGTGGCTCCCCAGCGTGGAGATCTCATTGATAGAAAGTGGCAACACGAATCATACGCAGCCGATATTCTCAGCAAAGACGGCGCTATCGTATGTACCAACCGCCTCTCTACGGTGTGATGTTCCATGGACAGGTGTACCATGCTCATGAAAAACCCCAAGGAAACTGGACAGTTATGATGCAACCCTACAACAACAAGTGGGTTCCCATCGATGATTCTCTCCTTCCCAAGAAAGTGATTGGTTCTTCAGACCGTCAGATTGAGGGGATTGATTTCAGTCAGAAAACCCTTGGAGCAGCAGAATTGAACGCCCTCGTAAGGTCTAATTTCATCTTTAAAGATGTCGAATTCGACTTTAGCTCGTGGTTAGCCTTCAGCTTTTCACGCGGAGTGCCTTACGATGCTTTCAACAACAGACTTGAGCCTAAGTATGTGAAACAAGTGTTCAAAGATAGCAGTGTAAATATGCCAAAACCATTGAAAGTGTTTATCCAAAAGAATAACCCGGAGTACAGTTTCGAAGAAGAGTTTGCGAAGGAGGCTATGGCAGATCCGACTTTCTCACCAGAGTTTTCTTTCATTAAAGGAAATCTATGTAACATTCATTTGAATGGCCAGTTTGTGGTACATGGACTTCTTGTCAAAGGAGATCTTGGAATCACTGTAATGCACCCTTTCAAAGTTGGTGACAAAATCCAAATCATTCCTCTTAAACAAGGAACTGAAGACGACAGATGTTACGATGCTTTGATCGAGCGTGTTGCAGCAGATTATCATGATATTGCTCGCTTCCGAATTGTAGATCCGAAATACCCCCAGTGTAAAAATATTCTCAACCATGTAATTACAACGCAAGATTTTGCAAAAACCATTGGAGCTTATCGCAAAGGATTCCCCGTGGCTTTCGTGTGCCCAGATGAACAAGCTCTCTCAACCGAAATCAAGTTCGTCGGCGCTGATGCACTCACTGAAAATTCTCAGAGATTCGGCGCGAATGGAACTTACAGAGCTGTTGTGAAGGGCCTGATGGTCAGCGGTGTTTCAAAATTCGGCGATTGTGGAGCTGTCTTAATGATTCTTGACAAAACTGTCAATGGCAAAATTTGCGCGATACATCATTCAGGCAGCTCTACAGGCTCAATGGGAGCGTATTTCACCCGTGAGCAACTCACTGATTTCCTCACCGATAAAGAGGAATTCAAGAAAGAAGCTTGTGTGGCGACAATCCCCATCCGTCCCAATCCCCATATAATTATGCATCCTGAGACGAAACGAGATAAGAAGACTGGACTTCTTGTTGTCGGAAAACCGATTAAGCCAGTATTTGTGCCCGGAACGACGCGAGAACATCGCACTGGGCTATTGCTGCCAGAACTTGATAACTTTGAACCATCAGTTCTGAATCCAGATGATCCAAGAAATCCCGAAAATCGAAGCATGTATGCTGAAGCTCTCGTGCGATACGGCCAAGGTCGAGTCCCCACAGACGAGTACGACGGGATTATTGATGAAGGAATTGCAGGGATTGCAAACGAGATATCGAATCATCTCATATCCCTCAATTTAGATCTCGAGGTGTTTTCAACAACTGAAGCAATAAATGGTCCGGGATATGTCAACTACGAGCGCTCACGCCCAATCGATCGCACAGGATCGATAGGCTATCCTTACAATGTACTCACGACGAAAGCGACGAAGGGAGATTGCCTGGAACAAAACCCCAACGACCTCAAGTGGTACTTTAAGAAGGATAAGGACTCCCAACGAGTTCTTTCAGATTTGAACGGAACCATAGAAGATGCTAAGCGAGGAACAGCACGTATACATCCCTTTACGGCGTATGTGAAAGACGAGCCCCTCAAGTTGAAAAAGATCTATGATGCAGAGTCGATGAAGACAAGAATGTTCTTCTCAGGAGAGTTCTCTCACTTGCTTGCTTATCGCAAGTACTACGGAGCTTTCTTGTTTCGAACGACGGAAATTCACCCCCTCATACCCCCAAAGGTCGGCATATCGATGAATATGGAAGAATGGACAAGTTTCACATTTTCTCTTCTGAAAATTTCAGATAAAGGATTTGCTTCCGATTTTGCCGGCTTTGATTCATCAGTGCCACTCAAATTTCTCAAAAGGATACCTTCGATCATAAATGCAGTTTATCAAAGATGCGACCCCAATTGGAAATTAGAGGATGATCTTGTTCGGATAATCCTTCATCTAGCGATGGAGGGGGCTTTTGTACTTTCTGGTGAGAAGGTATTTCAGCTCGAACAAGCTCAAGTTTCAGGCAACCCTGGAACAGCCACAGAAAATTCCCTCATAGTATGGCTTCTCTATTTCTGTATCTATAAGATTCTCGCCCTCAAGAATGCTCCCCATCTTGCAACCTACTTTTGGTTCAGGAAATTAGTATCTCTGTTTGTCTATGGTGATGATAATGGATGTACCATTGCCCCGGAAATTCAGAGTTGGTTTCACTTCAACTCTTTCAAGAAATACGCAGCAGAATTCGGATTCACAGTCACCGATGCCGCTAAGGCTGGAGGAGATATACCTGATATCATCCCTATCCAGGAAATGACGTTCTTGAAAAGGAGCTTCGTTGAAAAGGACGGGATCTGGCTTTGCCCTATCGAAAAGGCCAGTATCGGGAAGATGATCCATTGGATCAAAGATAAGCCTGCTTATCGTGCGACTGAGAAAACGATTGGAAAAGAACACCCTTTCAAATTCCCCATCTCCCATCACACTGCTAAAATCGAAGATTCCATAGATATGATGTGGATGGAGCTTGCTCTTCATGGTAAAGAATGGTACCATGAACAGCGTGACTTACTCCTGAAACAAGCTCCGGGTTTGGGACTGGAACTCCAGCCTCCAACTTGGAAAGAAGCAGCGGCCCGATTGGGTTACTACTTCATGGATTACTAATAGTGTTTATTTTCATCCTGTAAAATACAACTCATCCATTATATAATATAATATCTAACATAAGTGCTCATTTAACATATGAATAATGGCTGGATTAGGCGAAGGAATGGAGAACGGAGAGCCGGGTATGGTAACCACACCACCCCAGACGGATGTTCAAGCGATTCCGTCCAAGAAGGGAGAGATCGCCCACACCACAGCTGTGGAGGATATCTCCTTTCTGCTCTATCGCGATTATATATTTCTCGCAGAGTATACGATCGACAGCACGATGCTGCCTGGCCATGTCTTCGCTATACTTCCAATTCATCCTTCGAAATGTAACCCATACGTTGATTACTTTTCAAGACCTTTCAACGCGTGGAATGGAACCATGGGAATTCGTACAAGGTTCATGGCTAATGCATTCAATGGTGGCTCTTTCAGGATTGGATGGCTTCCGCCAAATCTTCTCCCTGAAGAGATTCGCACGATGCCTCTCTCATCACTGACGGCATACCCCAACCGCGATCTCGACCCAAAGAACACAGATTGGATGCATTACATGGCTAACGACGAAAGAAATGTAATGTTTCATTGGATGACGAACGAAGTTCAGTACGATAAACCAGAAAGCTTCGGAGGATACATCGTTATGTATGTAGTTGGCTCCCTAGTCGTTGGACAGGCACAGATCGGTTCCGTGTCCATGGTAGTGGAAGCTGTAGGTAACTTTACATTCAGACAACCATCCCCTCGATTCAAGAACATTGCTCCAACCACTGAAGGACCGCTTCACGATTATGCGCGCATAGGACTCTCTTATGCGCAAGGATGCGACGATTTCTTGGCGTCGGTCACGAACACTATCCAAATCCAACCGGTCGCTGATCGTGATCTAACCACTGGCTACGTTTATGCGAAGTCTATGGGAGGAAAAGATCCGTGGTCTTTTGGAGGAACGATGAATGAAAGATTGCTTCAATTCAAAGGAACAAACGGAATGATTCTTTCTTCAGTGCCAGCAGCAGTAGTTATGGAGGGATCCACCTTTCCAATTGTTAAGACAGATGCCTTTGCTCAACGAATTCCTATTTCTCTCCCTTTTAACGTAGAATATGATGCAGTCGGAGCTTCAACTTCCCTTTTCAAAGTAGCAGCAGGCGGCTCTGTGGAATTTTTCGATTTCACACCTGATAAGCGAGAGCTATCTAACGAGGCAGAATACTTTATGCGATCTGTATCGGTCTCCAATCCAGGAGTCTTGTTCAGAAGCTATTGTAGAGCTTTCCTCACAGGCGATCGCGGCACAAGAGCAGTAGATATGAAGAAATGCGAAATTAGGAATGCTACTTACAAACTTCCAAATCCCCAAGGAAAAGAGAGCATTGTCACTTTCTGTAACGGTTGGATAGGAACGATGAACATGCAAACGCGACCTATTTCTGATTCGCTCAGCGTATCCGTTTTGGATAAAAATACGTCGTATTTGTATGCAGTGCGCACAGAACTTTCTCCTGAGAAGATTCGCATCCTTAGGCTCAACCCTAATGGAATGTTCACCACTCAGGCTGAAGATAAGCTCACGATCATCGAAACACCGATTGGAGATTCGGTGTATCTCACTTATGAAGGGACACTTCCAGTAGATTCGCCCCTGCCTCCCAGGAGCTCATTTGCTAGGCATTTTGCCAAGAAGAGTCAAAGATACCTTGAACAAGGTGTCCTTTCACAGAAGTGTGATAAATTGTATTAGGTATAAAGTGTACTAGATAGTTATTTTTCCACCACAAAGATACTAAGAAAATGTATAGATCAGGATTTTCACGAGATTTCAACAACGGATTTGACCCCGAACGATATCAAATTGGACAAGACGCTCTTCAAGCATTCAACACACTTAGACAAGATGGCCTTTCGTTTCAGCAATATTCGCAGAAAGCTGGTGAGATCTTTGGACCCAACAATAGAGTTGCTGGGCCCTCCATCTCAATTGGTCATCACGATCCGACCGAAAGACCCCCGCCGTATACTGCCAACAATGCCAGCCCTGGTTTTGGAAGTATCGCAAGTGCCCTTGGACCCACTCTCGGAGCAGCAGCAACTGGAAACATCCCAGGAGCAGCTATCCTTGCAGCTAGCCATGCCATCCCCTCCGTCCTCAACTTCATCAACGGCTCTCAACGCCAAGATCTCGAAAGAGAAAAGTTCGAAAAGGATTGGGAGAGTGCCCGAGCTATTGGTCTTCGGAATCCGCGAGAATTCAGCGGCTCTCTTAACACCTACGGGAGCCAAACTGGTAGATACAACCAACTGCGACGAAGATGATCTTAGAACGGTTAGAACCGTTGAAGCACTGAAACATAAATCGAGTGACCTCAAATCCTTGTATGCTATGTACGAAAATAAATACCCTGGTGAAAGCGCATGCGATCATTGGGGTATGCATTGGGCAACTAGCACTCGTGGCTTTAAAGGAACATTCTTTGAATGCTTCTGGTGTGATGCAAGATTCAGCTTCAATCCAAAACACACACCCGCTGAGAAATCAGCGAAACACACACAACACCAAGAGGTTTTTAGGCCCGACTTCAGAAATGGAGAAGGCAAAGATCCCTTTTGCACCCATCACTATGATAACATCACATACACAGACGGAACAACGCCCTGTGTTGGATGCGGCACTTACCTGCCACCTACATCGCACAGAAATCCTAAAGATTGAAGTATCATGTAAATAACATTTAAATAAACTTCGGAAGGTGTGAACATTTCGCTTCTTCCTGGGTTTACTTATAATCATCGTGACTAGGTAGATTAGTAGCGATTCTTTCCGCGTAGCTTTTGTAGTTATCAGCTGCTCTCCGGATCGATTTAACCAACATCGCACATTACGCGCTATTCCAGCGCCCGAGTGTATTCTAATCTAACAGGTTCAACCAATGACTAGCGCTTTTTAGCGCTTACATTCCGCAAGGACACTCTTTATGTAGTTAAAGAGTCTGGTTGTTTAATGGACAGAGTCCCCCTGCAAACATTAGCAATTAGATAGATACAGCTCTTTTCTTTTGATTTTTCATTATACCCTCGTTTGGGTTAACAACGTTAACCCTGGCGGGGATACATTGTTAACTCAGTTGACGAGAGTATTCCTTTTCTTTTTGTCATGCATTGTATGCAGCATCCGCTGCCAATGCAAAATAGTGTAATAACTTTCACTCCATCTGAAAAATGGTGGGTGACAACAATTATCAAT